TTCCCTGCCCCGGTGGGCATTACTAACAAAGGCGATTTTTTACCCTTTGTATTAAAAGAATATCTCAAACTATCAATTGCTTTGATTTGATAACTTCTTAACTGCATAAGGTTGCACGAGATGTTTCTAGGGTATATGATACGACAAGAAACGACAAGTCTTTTTTTTAGAAATCAGCAAATGCAATTAAATTTAGATTTACCAAAGTATAAATGGAAAGAAATTTTAAAATACCTTGCACCGCACAGAGAAGAGTCTGAATATGTTGCGATGTTGTGTACTGCTATAGAAATGACAAAAGAAGGGGAAACACTAAATCAAAAAATATATAGTGTTTTAGTAAATAATAATTTGCCACCATCTCAATTGCCTTCATCGAGATCATTAAAAAAATGCAAGGGAGGATCAGGTTTATACAAGGTTATTAGATACAGGCTTGATAAATCTTATTCAGATGTACGAAACGATTACGCAAAGTACATAGCATCAAACTATAAATTAATACCTTTGGAGGATAAATAATGTATAAACCCCTTGTAATGAGCAATGCAGAATATCACTCAAAGAAAGAGTACGAGTCTTCTACTTCTATTCGTGATATAAAGATAAATCCAAAAAAATATTTATTTCGCAAAACACACGAAACTGTTCCTACGAAAGCAATGGAAGAAGGAACTGCTGTACATACATATTTCTTAGAAAACGATTTATTTAAGAAAAATTATGTATTTAAACCAAAGGCATTTAATGGCAGAACAAAAGAAGGCAAAGAATGGATGCAAGAACATGGTCATCTAAATATATTGTCTGCTGAATGGGAAGAAAATCTCATACAGATGAATCACAACTTTTTAAACAGCCCTGCAAAATTTATCTACGATAAGGAAGGATTAGCAGAATTAAGCTATTTTTGGGAAGATTTATACAAAATAAAGGGTAAATGTAGGCCAGATTGGCTATCTAAAGATGGAAATACAGTTGTTGATCTTAAAACTACACAAGATGCGAGTCCCAAGGGCTTTCAAAAATCTATAAGTGGATTCGGTTATCATATTCAAGCTGCATGGTACTTAAGAGGTTTAAGAAAACTCGAAGTACCTGCAAAAGAATTTATTTTTATAGCAATAGAAAAAACAGCACCATATTGTATTGGAGTCTATCGAGCAGATGAAGACATGATTAATGCAGGTATGAGCGAGGTAGAGAAATCATTAGAACTTTTACGAATATGCCAAGAAACAAAATTATATCCTGATTACACACCGACCATTCAAGATATTAGTCTTCCTCCTTGGATGACTAATAAAAAGGTCACACCACAAAACTATCAGGAGATTGAACTTTACTAATGAAAATCGAATTCGATTACAAACAGGGAGAGTGGATACAACTCAAAGCGTATCTATTCCCATACCTTCATAAATCAGAACTTGTACAAGATTTTGTAAAAAAGGTAAATACAAAAACTAGATTGAGGCCAATGAAATGACAACAGAAATTACTACAGCAACAAATAATGAATTTTCTATATATGAGTCTGCTGATAGCTTTGAGTTTGCACAAAGACAAGCAAAAAGTTTATGTCAATCAAAATTAGTACCAACACAATATCAAGGTCAAGATGGATTACCTAATTGTTTAGTTGCACTAGAGATGAGCAAAAGAATGAAACTTAGTCCACTTATTGTTATGCAAAATTTAAATGTTATTCACGGCAAGCCATCCTGGTCAGCACAATTTATTGCATCTACCATAATGTCCTGTGGAAGGTTTTCTAACTTTGACTACTTAGTAAAAGGTCAAGGCGAATCATTAGAAGTACAATGTGTTGCTACAAGATTAGAAGATAAGAAACAAGTAAAAGGATCAGCAGTTTCAATGCGTATGGCAAGACAGGAAGGATGGACTAAAAACCCGAAATATTCTTCAATGCCAGAGTTGATGCTTCGCAACCGAGCTGCAACATTCTTTGGTAGACAATATATTCCTGACTTGTTATTAGGTGTGCAAACAAGTGAGGAAGTGGTAGATATAGAGTCAGAACCTATCAATGTATCCGAGTCCCCGGTACCGATAGAAAAATTACAGGAGGATGACAATGACCTCGATTTCTAAAGACGAATTTATCACAACTGTGGAACTTGCTGAACGATGGCGAGTCCACACCGATACTGTTGAGCGATGGCGAAGGCAGGGTAAACCTCCTTCTTTCTATTCGATTAATGGAAAGATCCTCTATAAGGTGGCTGAGATAGAGGAGCTAGAACTAGCCAAACGTCAAAATTCTAATTTAACAACATGACACTAGAATTACAATTAGCTGTTTTTAGACAAACAGAACAAGACAACAAGTCTTTTTATAAAGAAAAATTTGATTCTTCTAAAAAATATCCTGATTATAAGGGAACTGTAAAAGTACCTGTAGGACAGCTAGAAGAATTAATTTCTTATTTAAAAAATGCAAAACCTGATAATGATGGTTATGTAGGAGACTTTATTCCATTAAGAGCATCAGGTTACACAAATACACCTAAAAATAATCCAAATGGTAAAAAGTTTCTTGCTTTGAAGATTGAATCAGATTATAAAAAACAAAAGGAGATTTATGAATCTGGTACAACATCAACAAGTCCTGTAGATGCACCTTTAGGTTCAGACGAAATCGACTTTTAATTGATGGGGCATGATCGCTAGTTTGCATGGGCTAGTTAATTTGCTGCTCCTTTGTAACCTTGAGGCTAATGACTCTGTATGGCCTTTTCGCAACAATTTTACAAAGATGATACGAGTTCCCATCGAGGATATATGAGAGAGTCAAAGGCAGTTTTCTGAAAGGTTTTACTGCCTCATATGCTCATATATAAGCAAACGTATCTGTTAGTCCCCTATTTTTTTATTATGGCAGATTCAACTAAATCAGTAATTAAATTACGAAAGCTTAGAGAGAAAAGACTCTTATGGCTTGAAGAAAAATTAGATAAAGACATCCGGGGCTATGATCATCTTGTTCAATATCGTGATGATCATACTGCTTATCTTAAATCTGATTGGGTTGATGAAAATATAAGAATAATTATTATTAAACACAATTACGAGGTAAAAAAAGCAAAGACTATGCTAATTAGAGATTTTAAAAAATGGGAAAGAGAGGAGGTTGATAATGAAATCAAATAACTTTCCCGATAAAGAATTACTTGATATGACACCTGATATGGAAGGTGTAACAAGAGCTGAAAAAAACAAAAAAACAAAGAAATTTACATTTATTGTGAATGGACCTGGTAATGCTCCGATGAAACTAACAACTTATGCAGAAACAGAGGCTAAAGCAATTAAATATATAAAAGCAAGATGGGGCGATTGTAAGTATGAGGTAATTAAATGAAAAAGATTATATTTCCAAAAGATCCATATGAAGGACAAATTTATTGGGACATGAAAACGAAAATCATTTTTGAATATTGGGAACCAGAAGAAGGATTACCTCCCGAAGTAAAAGCAAAATGGATCGCATTAGATTTTCAAAAAGAATGTGTTGAAAACTTATTTTCTAACAGAGGTAAAAATAAATATTTTGCATATAACAGACTTATTGATCGATTTGGTTGGACAGATGAACAAATCAAAAATTTGTTAAACGCATGACAACAGAACAAAAAATCGCAGCAGCTACTGCTCGCATTAAAGAACTTGAAACACTTATCAAATTATGGAAAAATGAACGAAGAACAAAAAGACTTCATATTTAGACACCCTTGGTATCTAAAGTTATTTGCTGTAGAAGATCGTGCAAAAATAATTCTAAGTTATACAAAAGAGCAACAACTAAATATGATTGCTCGATATGATTTAGAACTTAGATACGGAAAATTTAAGAAAAAATGACAGCAGAAAAACTACAAAAATTATGGAATTTAGCAACTCGTAATCCTAACGAAAACGAGGCACTTGTAGCTGCTCGTAAATTTATTAGAGCTATTAATAGAGAACAGGTAAGTGTACATTTGTATAAAGGATCTCCACCTGCTTCACAGGAAGATATACAAAAAGCTATAAACAATGCATATCAGAAAGGTATTAATGATGTTAAAGGACAGTATCAAAGAGAATTAGATCGACATTTAAATGCAAAATATAACGAAGGATATTTAGATGGACAAAGAAATGGATATACAGAACAAGATATGAAAAGACAATACCAAAAAGGATATGCAGCCGGGCAACAATCTAACGCTATACAAAAATCAGAACCATCAGATATTGTTCAAGACAAAACAAACACACAAACAATTGCATCAGGACATACTAGTACTTCAACGGCTCATATTTTTTACCATAATCAATCAACTGGAAATATACATATAAGGCAAAATTAAATCTTGTATATCACACATTTAGTCTGCAAAGGACAAATCGGAGTCAACCCGATATATTATGGACTAACAGCAAAATTTAGACCTTGGTATTTCGATGGAAAAAAAGTTTATGCGGGTAGATTATATGAGACAAAATCAGAAGCAGAAAAAGCAGCAACAAGACTTAGGGCAGATTGTATGTTGCGGAGTTCATGTCTTTAGAGTTATAAATGGTACAAGATATTGGATTAGCACCCCACCTAATGGCTACGAAGATAAAATTTGGAGTAGGTAATGGCATCTCTTAGGTATCATGCTGGACGCATGGTGCTTTATGAGAAAACACCACAAGAATGGCGAGTAAAAATAAAATCAAAGACAGGCAAAGTTGATTTAGCACTAAGTGCTAAAGAACTTGAACCAGCTATTATAGAAGCTGAATATTTGTATGCAGATATAAGAGCTATAAATAGAGGTTTACCTAAATGTATTGATTGCATTCATCATCTAGTAATAAAAGCAGAATGCGGATTAAGTTTACCAGAAGGAAAAGCTAGTGGAGGGGTTTGGGCGAAAGATTGTCCTTATTTTTGGGAGAGGAAGATTTAGAATTTATTTTGTCAATATGATCTCCAGCTTGATTTATTATTTTTGTTAATCTAAAATTTTCCATTGCAAAAGCACTTATGAGGTCAGGTATATCATCAGGATCTATATAATTAAAAACTTCTCTTAAAATTAATTCTACTTGAAACTCTTCTTCCATAGTTACACTTGCAAAAACCCAAGGTTCAATTTTTCGCCTTTTTTTTGCTTGTTTATTAAACCAACCAGACCAAGGCATTTCGAGTTTCATTAAAGTGTCCTCCACCCTAACAATAACCTTTTATTCATAAAAGTCTAGTTATTCCTTATATACTGTGCTTTTTTATCTTCTATTGTTTGTTCTGGATATTGAATTGTATGCCAAACGTGTTCACATTTAAAACACAATCTTCTTCTAATAATTATATGTTGCGAGTTTCTATCAGATTGAATTACTTTTTGTCTTGAAAGAGTATTGCAATTTGGACAGGTTACAAAATTTAATCTGTGCATCTGTAGATTTGTATGGTTTTTTATTTTAATATATAAATAGCTACAAAAAAAGTTATGCCTGGACACTATGGAACAGGAATGAAAAAGAAAAAGAAAAAGAAAGGCGGTAAAAAATAATTACCTACCTGGAAACAAAGCTTTTTCTAACATATCGCACAATTGATCATCTATTGTGTTGTCAGTTTTTTTAACCATAGCTCGTACTATATCTAGTGCGAGTTTTTTTAATGCTTTTCCTCTTAAAAAGGTAAACAGAATTGGCTCAATAATTTTTAGCATTGTTTGTAGTAAATTGCTAACTTAATAGTAGCTCATTCCCTACATCTGAGCTAAACCTCTCTTATTGGTGGTCTGTGAGAGAGGTTTATCTTTTTGGTCTAATTTCTGCAACGGCAATATCTAACGAATTAAGCCTTCCATAAATATCTCTCATATCAGAGTGCATATCATCCATTTTTTCAGAAATTAATTCTACTTTAGTGAGAAGGCTAACTACATCTTCTCTATTTTTTTTACCTCTATAGCTAAGTGAACCAGCAGATACAAAAATTGCTGTAAGAACTGCACCTCCTGTTGCTGCTAGTAATTCAACCACTTTACTTAATCTGTTTTTATGTATATTATGACAGAAATAATAAACCTTGTGTACCAACTATTTGCAACACCTTTTTTTGCTTGTGAAAATTGCAATTTAGATATAAAAAAACTGGAGAAAGAATGTTTAGATTTTATGAGCAAAACTCCCTCGGCTGACTTTTCAAATGTTGGTGGATATCAAGGGCAAGATTTTGAAAATGATGATTTATTTGAATTTATTAAAAATAATTTACCAGCAGATGAAAATAAACCTATAAAACAATTTAGAATAGCAAGCTGGGTAAATGTAAACAAACAAGATAATTACAATAGTAGACACCATCACGATCCTCATGCTGGTACTTTTTTAAGTGGTGTTTTTTATGTAAAATGTCCTCCTGATTGTGGAGCAATAAGATTTTACGATCCTAGACCACATATAGATACAGCACCTGATATGCAGTATTTTTATGACTCAAAAACCCACTTCAAAATATTCCCACAAGAAAATATGTTGCTAATGTTTCCAAGTTGGTTAGAACATGACGTAGAACCTAATAAATCAAAAGAAGAAAGAATTGCAATATCATTTAATATTCTTGATATAGAATATTAATAGATATAACTATAAAAAAATTATTATGACTACTGAAAAGCCAAAGAATGTCATACAAAAGCTTAAAGAAGGCTTAGATGATAAAGAAGAGCAATTAGCTATTATTAGTCTTTTTGTTCGTTTGGGGGTTGTTGTTTGGAGTGGTTTTATAGTGACTCTAAACTACATAACAATACCTGGCTATAGCTCAGAGCCAAAAGATATCACGTTCCCAGCCTCGCTTCTAACTGGCGCACTTGCAACATTCGGTTTGGAGGGATCGAAAAAAGGTAGTAAAAAAGACGGCAAACTTGCCGAGAGCGAAGGTATGGTGCAAACTATAAGGGTAATAACACCTATAAAAATTGAAGGTGCTGAAGTAATTGACCCCAAACCAAAAGCATGAAAAGACTACTACCGTTTTTATTTTTAATGTCAGCCCCCTCATATGCTGACATCACTTCGCAAATATCTTCAAGTATCAAGTTGGAGGTAGCTGCTCCAGGTACTACAGCGGATCGGATTGGAAATTCTTACTCTGTTTCTGGAACAGGAGTTACTACAACAGATGGGACAACTGCTGGAAGTCTTGGAGGATTAGGTGCAGCAACTAATGGGGTCAATGCTTATACACCAATTACAGCATCTCAGCTTACAGATGGCGAGAGCTTCACATACACAGTTTCACACACTACTGGAGATACAATTGCAACATCTCTAACAGTTGGCGAAGTTAGTCCTTTTGGAGATTTGACCAGTACTTCGGGAGGTACAGCAACAAACCTAGCTGGTACTGTGGATAATCATGTTATTTCGGTAACAGCAGGGTCGGCTGGTACTACGGCAACAGCCTCTTATGTTACTTCTGTAACCGTGGATTAAGATATGAGCTATGCGGAAGCTTTTATTACTGTTTTTTATATATGCTTTACCAGCTAACGCAAACATTGTTCCTAATTTTACAACTGGGACTATGTCCAGCACGACTAATACACAAACTACAATTACAGAATCGATTACAAGTAAGGATTATAAAACTGGATATGAATATACAGTTACAGGTACAGGAATTAGTGCAGATGGCGATATTTCCCCAGACGCAGTTAATGTTACAGGAACGGTAGGAGGACAGAGTTATACATGGAAAGGGGCAGATTTAACAACAAAACCAAATTGGACGTTGACAAATCCTACATCAGGAGATGCCTTTCAATTTACAGAAACATATTCAGCGCCAGGTCTTCAGAACGTCACAACCATAAATCGCACCATAGAAACGGAATCGGTCGTAACTTCTACATCTGTCTTTCAATAGCCCTGTTACCAACAGGAGTTTTAGCTAATTCTGTTAGTCAATCAAATTCTGGAAGTGTAACTAATCAAAACTGGAATGTTAATAATTCTGGATTCCATACCAACCAGTATGGAGGCGGTGTTGTTTGCCAAGGAGCAATGATGACTATTACTCCTTTTACTACATTCAATACAAATTACAGAAAACCATATCGAGATTACTATTACACACCTGTTTATGACGAAACTGATATTGAGGGTGACTTTGATGAAGATGGTAACCCTATAGGAGATGGTACACCTGATCGACCAGGGCAAATTTTGTATTACGCTCAAAACTATAGCGGTACGAACAAGGATAGTTTTGCACTTGGAACAGGAATTACGTTAAATTTCAGTATTCCATTAGACAGACAATATACAAAAAGATGCAAAGAGGCTGCTCAAGTACAAAATGATATAAACAAACAAAAGCTTAAGAATTTAGAACTTGACTGGCACATGGCAAGATTACGTCATTGTGGTGAGAAAAAAATTGCTGGTATAGAATTCACAGAAGATAGTCCTTACTACGATTTATGCAGCGATATTCGAATTAGACCTATTAAGAATCAAGTCTTGCCCCATAATCATAAAATTAACTTAAAAACACAAAACTAGTTCTTTTTTTTCTTCGATAATTTAGAAACGGCTTGCTTAACAATAGGTTTTACCAATTGCAAAACTAAAGGTGCTGATGCCCCAACGAGTGCTAACGAAAATACTCCAACAAACTGTGGTGCAGATGGAATATATCTATCACGGAATGGTACAGATGCATATTCTGTTATGCATTCTGTTCCATCTAAACGATGCGAGACAACTATCTCTAATTTTTTAGAATTTCTATAATCACCTACGCGCTGATCTTTTGAGCCAGGGCATTCTGGAATTACTATTTTTTTCTTTTCTTTTGGTATGTTGGGAGTAGTTGTTGGAGCTTCTAAAGTCTCATTTGTTTCTACTCTTTTTTCTTGTTCTTTAGACTCTACAATTTCAATTCTTCTTCTGTCATATAACATTGGTTGGAATGATGGCATTGACCCATACGGACACAAAATAGTAGTGCCTCGTGGGTCATCATCATATAATGCTGTGTTTTTTGGCGAAGCATCTCGATGATATCTAACACAACCAGGTAATTTAATAGAAGGTGGTGGTACATTTAAAACTTGAAATGGAATATGAGTTGGTATATCTATTTTTGGTATTTGTATATTAGGAATTGATATATCAGGTATCTCCATCAATCAAAAGCATCTCTTTTTTTTAAAACTTCTACTTCTGCAAAACATCTAGGACAATTTAATTGTGTTCTTACTGAAAACTCTGGATATAAAGGCATTGATTCATCAATATCTATATCTCCTCCTATTATTAACTCTGTATCACACCAATAACAATTCATTTTTTAAATGGTATAGGTATTGATTGACCAGTTGTATTTGGTAATGCATTGTCAAGAACTTTTGGCATAAGTCCTTGTACATTTTCAAGCACTTGATTCATCATCTTGGCCTTAAATTGTTCGCTAGTGACGTACTTAAATGTGAAGAATCCACCCCCTAAAATTCCTATCATAAGAATCCCAGTTACGATGGTAATAATGTCTAAAATCTTTCTCATGATAAAAGATGCGTTTTTAAAGGCTTTAGTACCTGTTACTATTATAACCTTTACAGGAATTATGGCTTTAGCTCCTTTATATGTAACTTTAGGAGTTATGACAAAACAAATAAATAAAACACAATGAAAAAATTATTACAGTTTTACTAACATATTAATCATATAACCTCCAGCTATAAGTCTTGTTCTGGTATTAGTACCACCACCATTACTTCTGTATTCTATTCGTACTTCTACAGTATCATTAGCACTTAAACCTGTTAAGTAACTATTGTTAAAAGTAACTTTGAAAGGGTCAGACTCATTTCTGTTACTTACACCTGATTCAAATCGGCTTATCCAAAAATAATGTTCTGAGCCGTTTTTCATAACTCTACCTTGATAATTTGTATGAGTTTGGTTACTTGTTCTTTGAAATGTATAATTAAAACTATGTACTAAAATATAATCTCCAGCCTCTGGAACAGTAAAAGTTGTAGTTTGACCAGTTGGTATCGTATACCCTGTACTGGGGCTTGTTAATTGAGAGGCGTTTCTAACCCATTTTAATCCTTTAAGATTACCACCTCCAGGTAATCCTGTAAGGGATGAACCATCAATAGCTGGTAAGCTTGCAAAAGTTGTGATGGAAGAACCATCTCCAAAATGTAAAGTCATTATTCTGAAGGAGTAGGGGTTTCAGTAGGCTGTGCCGAGTAAGATGTATCAGCAGCAGCAATATCAAAATTTTCAACATCCCCTTGATATCCACCGAGGGAGTTTTGCTCATATTCTATGACTTTTTCGTTATGACTATCAATAGCATTTTGTACAAGTTTTTCAATTATTGCTACTTTATAATCCGTAAATATAGTTTTCATCCAACCTACAACAATAGCTTCACCATCTTCTTTTTTTAAATCATCTATTGATTTAAAATCTGATCCAACCGAAGCTTTATTACCTGGTAAAAAAAGACAAGATATTGATACTGCTTTTGTTACTGAGCCTTCAGTACCAAAAACTTTTGCTGTTGCTTCCGTTATATAGTTGTCATCATTAGGATCTGTCTTTAATGAATCAACTTTCCAAGTAAATGTAGTTGCCATTATTCTGAAGGAGTAGGTGTTTCAGTAGGTTGTGCCGAATAAGAAGTATCAGCAGCTTTAACAGTAGTTTCTATAACTTTTGAATTATGTATATCAATAGCGTTTTGTATAGTTTTTTCAATCTTTGCTACTTTATAATCCATAATTCCAACTTTTATCCAACCTATAATAATACTTTCGCCATCTTCTTTCTTTAAATCTTCTAATGATTTAAAATCAGATCCAACAGAAGCTTTATTGCCAGGAAAAATACAAGATACTGTAGCTGCTTTTGTAACTGATCCTTCCGTACCGAAAACTTTTGCTGTAGCCTCAGTAATGTAATTGTCGTCATTTGGATCAGTTTTTAAAGAGTCAACTTTCCAAGTAAAAGTAGTAGCCATTGTTAGTTTTTCTTTTATTATATCTTAAACAGGAATCATAGCTATCTTAAATTTTTTGCCAGTTCTGTTATTAATCATAAATATATCTTCTTCCCCTTCTTGTAATGTCCAATCACCCCAAGAACCATCAACATCATTTGTTTTACCTTCGTTAGAAAAGTGCATATCGTTTACATATAAGTTTGCAACTCTTAGTGAAGTGCTACCTATGTTATAGGTATTATTAGAAGCTGGAACATAATGACCACTTCCATCTATTTTCCACCTATCAGTTGCATTTTCTCTAAAAACAATTCCGTCTGAAAGACCAGCAATATAAAGCTTATCACCATGTGCTTGAATTTTTCCACCTGTAGTATTCCCCGCCCAGTTTCCGTTAACAAATCTCATATCACTATTGCCTCCAATAGTTACTGCACCGCCACCGCCAGAAAATGTTAAAGGTTGTGTAGCTGAATCACTTGCATCTGATCTTAAGAAACTGCTCCCATGTATACCATCAACTGTGTCGCTATCTAGCCCAGAGCCAGAACCGTCATTATTTTGATGCCAAACCCTATATTTTGCAGCACCCATAGACCAACCACCAACTGCAATGTCGTTGATGTCAGCGTCTAGTCCAAAGTAACAAGCATAATCTTGACCAGCGTGAAATGCCATGAACGCATCATTTCCAGCACCAGTATTAAAAACTTCAATAGAGCCTTGACTTCCAGAGGCCGTTGCTATTGTGTCGTAATTATAAGTTTCATTAGCTCTGAACTCTATTCTTTGTGTTACTTGAAAATCATTAACGTCTGATCTTATAAAACTGCTTGCTTGTATTCCATCAACTGTATCTGCATCTAGCCCTGACCCAGAGCCGTCATTACCTTCTCTCCAATACTTATCACTTGTTCCACTCGTATTATGGTATAACTCTCCAGACTCAATTCTTGTGTTCCCATCTCCTTTATTAACTGAAAATATAATACTACCTAAATCTTCATTATTATAAAATCTTATTCCGCCATAACTTGGTTGCGCTCCCATTCTTATACCTGTATGCCAACGCAAATCTAATTTGCTATAGTTCCCCCCAAAATTCTCCATATTTGTTCCAATATGGTAGTTATCTGGGTCATTTCCACCTCCAAACAATAAACGAGTGCTTGATACTGAGTTGTAAGCATTATTGCTATAAGTACCACCAATTAACAATTTTCCTGTAGTGTTGTCATCAGCATCAGACCTTAAGAAACTAGACGCTTGAATACCATCAACGGTGTCAGCATCTAGCCCACTTCCAGAGCCATCATTTCCCTGTCTCCAATACTTATCGCCAGTACCACTATTACCATGATAAATTTGTCCATCATTTGCAATCCAAGTTTTATCAGTACCGTCTTGTCTAAATTGAACAATTCTATCTGAATTACTATTGGAAACAATATACCAACGGTTTGAATGCGCTTGTATTTTTAAAGTTGAAGCACCAGGATTACCTGTCCAATCTGAAGAACCATTTGATCTAATGTCTGAACTGGTAATCACTACAGCATTAGCACCACCTGTAAATGTATATTCTCCAGCTAAAACATCATTTTGATCAGACCTTACGAGATTAGAAACTTGAACACCATCAACAGTATCCGCATCTAATCCACTACCCGAACCATCATTACGATCTGACCATTGTTTCGCCCAAGTAGTAAAAGTACCATCATTATTTCCGCTACCATTCTTATATGTCCTTGAATATAAATGTTCGTTATAGTAACTCATGGATAACTGGAATCCATGATCGTTAGCAGTATTACTATGCCTTACATTCAACATATTATGCCAACTTGTTCCAGGCATATTTGATGCAGTACTTGATTGATAAAAACCAGATGGTACTGAATTATTAAAATTACTTAATGTGGAAATTCTGTTAGTACTTTCTAAACCTGTTGAGCCTTTATTCCAATAATAAGACCCTTGCTGTCCATCTAAAGTGTCAGCATCAAGTCCACTACCCGATCCGTCATTTCCAGCGTGAAACACCTCATTTGTACCAACATAAAATCCACTATTACCAGCAGTTTGGTCAATAATTACAGCAGTTGAACTTTCAGTTGAATCAAAGTGAAAACTATTTCCAGCACTATTTGAGTTTGCATCAGAGTGTTCATATTGAAGGTATCCTCTTTGATTTTGATTACTTTGATCTGAAAATTCAATAGTTGCTGAACTTGCATTTGTAGTGTTATGAATTTTTAAGTTTATACCATTTGAACTACCTCTGCTTAATGTTAATACACCACTAGATGTGTCATTTGCATCTGATCTTAAGAAACTTCCACTATTAATAGAATCTAAAGTTGTAGCGTTTACGTTGGTTAGTGACGCACCATTACCATTAAAAGCAGTAGCTACGAGTGTTCCTGTTGATGGATTATAGGACATTCCATCAGCACTATCTGATTGTAATTGAGATGTACCAGTAGCAGCCGACAAGAAAGGAACACGATAAGCAGTATTTGTGGTGTTATTGGCAACAGCAGTTACATTAGTCGCTTCCGTTGCTGTAGCTGCGTTTCCTGTTGTGTTTTGGTTAAGTGTAGGAACTCTAGCTGCTGGTATTGTTCCAGCGTTTAAATTAGATGCGTTTCTGTAGTAAGAACCATGCTGACCATCTAATAAATCACTATCTAAACCACTTCCAGAGCCGTCATTATTAGAGTGCCAAATTGTGGCGTTTCTCCATAAAATTGTATTGCTCCCACCTGTTATTCGTAAAGTATCAAAAGAACTACCATTCCAAGCTCTTATATCAGTTGCAACAGCACTACTTCCAGCATTGTTACTTGGATCTTGTGGATAAAAATGTATATAATTTCGAGCAGCTGAATGATAACCTTGATAATAATGACCAGATAACTGTAAGTGGGAGTTGGTAAATGTTATTGCTCCAGTAGCTGTATCAGTTGCATCTGACCTTAAGAAACTCGCTTGACTTACACCATCTAACGTGTCAGCATCAAGTCCACTTCCAGAGCCATCATTACCAGAGTGCCAAATTGTATAAAAACTAGAGTTATCAGGTGAGAAAACAAAATTATCTTTTATATGAAGCGTTGCTGCATCTTCTTGGTTTTGTAACCTTAAGTACCCATCAGGATGCCATTGAATAAATGCTTTATCTGTTGTACCTTCTCTAAATCTTATGTAAGGACTACTTGAACCTTGTAGTACAATTTTTCCGTTATCCGATCCATCAATAGTTACTGGATATTGATTAGAGCCAATTATTTCTAATGTTTGTTCTTTTGTAATGCGTAAAACGTCATTAAGAGAATTATTAAATGCTGTTTGGAAAGTTATTTCACCATAACCTCCAGTACCATCACTAAAACCTTTTATTCTTGCTACATCTCTAGCTTGACCATTTGCATCTACATTTTTAAAATTAATTAAACCACCAGCACTACCAGAAGCAGTACCAGACCTAATAGTTAAATTAGTATCTGTTCCATCAACCTGTATACCAGTTGAGGTTGTTTCAAATCTTGCAGTACCCGAATGATGTAATATTACTGCTCCGTCAGCTATACATCTAACACTATTTTGATCAGTTTTTGCTTGAATAAAAATATTTCCATTAGTGTCTCTAATATATAAATCACCTGTTGTATTAATTAAATATCCAGATGATAGAGATGTGTTCCCAAGTGTTAAACTTGTCGTTCCTGTAATAGCTCCAGTTACGTCAAGTCCTTCTAAAGCATTAAGGTTTCTATCTACATTGACTACATTTCCTGACGTTGGAGAAAGAGTTATGTTTGTTTTAGCATATATGTGTCCACTATGAACAAACCTTATGTCATAGTCATCTGATGCTGGACTTTTTAAATCAATAAAAGCACCTGTAGAGCCACCTATTTCTAAAGTTGCGTAATCATCTGTTGATGTAACTGAAAGACTAGAAGTACCTGACGATCTTTGTATTAGTAAGTTTCCAGTTAACGTACCACCAGCAAGAGGAAGCTTGGTTGCTATTGAGTTGGTGACAGTAGTTGAGAAATTTGCATCCGCACCCAAAGCATCACTAAGTTCTTTTAATGTATCTAAAGTGCTTGGTGCTGAATTGACTAGATTTGATACTGCTGTCCTTACATAAGCAGTCGTACTAACTTTAGTTGAGTTATCAGACTGAGCTTGGGTCGTTGCTGTAACTCCGTTGGTCAATACACCAGAGCTAGAGGTCAAGCCACCAAATAATGTATTTCTAGCTGCAATATCAACTCCATCTACTGTTCCTGTAACTGTGATGTTTCCTGTTACATCAAGACCAGCACTAACATCTAAATTTCCTATTACATCTACATGATCGCTAACTCTAAATCTTTCAGTACCACCAGCCTGTATTGCAACTGCATCGGGGTCAGGAAATCTTATTTGTGTATTTGAGTCACCAGTATGTCTTATTATATCTGGAACAATTAAATCACCACCAAAAGTTGTATTACCACCTAACTGTGTATTACCATCAGAGCCAAACTGGAAACCATATCGGTCAGAGTTATCAATATCTACTATTCTAAAGTTTCCATTATTATTTTCAACAGCAAAATCACTTTCATTGTTTGTATCATTAAATGTTATTCGTGGGTTAGTGCCACTAATAGTTGCAAGACCTGTGTTAAGAAATCCTGTTGTAGTTATATTCTGAGATCCAAAATCAGGAGAAATCTTTGTTCCAGCTATCGCTGCACTTCCATTTATTTCAGTATTAGTAATAGTCGCATCAATTATATGAGAATTTCCTACAGAATTATTAGCTAACTCATTAGCTGTTATAGAGTCATTTGCAATATGAGTAGAACCTAGTGGACTCCCTGCTATAAGTGATTTAATTTCAGTTACGGTCTGATCTGCGGTAGCTCCAGATTCTATACCATCAAGTTTTGATCCGTCAGAGGCAACATTTCTTCCATCTACTGTTCCTCCAAGCGTTATATTGCGTTCAACAGCTAAATCACCAGTTCCAGAGAGGGTAAGTCTTGTATATGTAGTACCACTTTGGGTAATACTTATGCCAAATATAGTTCCACCATCTAGTCTACCAGAATCACCTAAAACAAGATGTTGATTTAGATTTCCCTGTAAATTTTCTATAACGGAAGCGTTATTATAATTTGTTGTAAAACCTCTGATAGCTGTTCCTGACGATACGTTTTCTTGTGAAATTTGAACATAATTATCATTCGTAATATCTCCTACTTGTAGAGATTTACTCAAATTATCAATTTTTATATCGCCAGTTGTTTCTATATTTTGCGATCCAAAGTCAGGACTGATCTTAGTTCCAGCTATCGCTGCGTTTGTAGCTACTTTTGCATTAGTTAATATCAGATCGCCTAAATCTTCTGTGTCTATAGTTCCATCTGCAATCTTGGCAGACGTTACAACCCCATTATCAATAGTAAAAGTATCGCCACTATTGCTGACAGTTATATCTCCTTTGTCTCCATCACTAATACCAGAGCCACCTATCTCGGCTACGTTACCATTGTCTTTCTTTGTAAATAATTTACCAGAATCAGTTCTTAGAGCTACTTCTCCTACTACTAAATCACTAGCACTTGGATCACTCCCAGAACCTCTTTTTAACTTAATGATGTTTGACATGATAAAACCTCCTTATAAAAATAGTCAGCTATCAATATGTGCCACCGTCTATATCAAAACCACTAACAGATCCGTTTTCTAAAAATGTTACTAAATCAGAAAATGCAACTTGAACCATAGTTCCATTATCATTAACAACCATGCGATCAGCCAAAGCTAAAGTTGTTGCTGTAGCAGATGTTCCACCATCTAAAATATTTATTTCAGAAGTCGTAACTGTCGCACCATCGAGTTTATTCAGTTCAGCAGTTGTTGTGGTCAAACCATCTAAGATTTGTACTTCTGTTGAAGTTAAGTCAGCCAAACTATTAGCTGTTGTTTGTGCCATTGTCGAAAGCTCTGTGAGCTTATCGGTGTGAGGCTCTACGTCTGTGCCAATTACTAGACCGAGGTTTGACCTTGCACCTGATGCTGTGGAACTTCCTGTACCACCGTGGGCTACAGCTATATCAGTAGCAGACCAAACACCAGAAGTTAGTGTTCCAACAGATGTCAAACTTGATGCAACAACAGTTGAGCCAAGACCTGTCTTACTAACAACAGATACACCATCAATTCTAAAAACCTTACCTGTCGCAAGCTCTAAATTTTCGGATGATGTCCAACTGTCAGTTGAGTCAATCCAATTAAATGTTTTATCAGTAGAACCTTTTAGAGTAATACCACCTCCAGATGCGCCAGAATCACTTGGAGAGGACGTAGCACCAAGCTCAAGGTTTTTGTCATCCACACTCATGGTGGTACTGTTTACAGTTGTAGTTGTACCATTAACTGTTAAATTACCTGTTATAACTAAATTTTGAGTAACAGTAAAACCAGAAACAGAAGCACTACTAATATCAAAACTACCTGTAAAAGTTTTATCTCCAGATATTGTTTGTGTTCCTGTTTTATTAACAAAAGCTCCATCACCAGCAATTGCTAAAATTGACGATGCCGAACCTCCCGAACCCCCTGTACCCTCTCCGTAGTACAGCGTATTATCAACTTCATTAAAAGCTAATTCTGCATTTTCTAAAGAACTAGGCGCTCCAGCACTACCGCTAGTTCTTCTTTTTATTCTTACTATGTTGGACATGACTTTAAATTAGGTAAAGGCTAGTAGTAGCAATGGATTTTAAAAATTTCCTCCATCGGTCAATGCCAATGGAGTAACGGTTGAATCAGCAATGTATTTTCCAGCAGAACTACTGAAACGTACAATGCTTCCATCAACACGATTACTTTCATCTAATTCTAACCCTTTAGCCCCTTGAGGCCCTGGAGTTATGACAGAAACTACCTTAGTTTCTCCATTAACTTCAATTTTATTTTTTATTGTTGTAACAGAAATCTTAGTACTCATCTCGTATATCCTTGACTTACAGTTATTTTACCTTCAATATAATATTCTTTCAAACCGCTTGAGTTTGTTAACAAAACATCATAATAAAGTTCATCAGGGAAATCTACAGTTTGATCATCTGTTAGAACTAAAGAAAATTTTCCATTGGGTTTATCGTCATAAACAACTCCAAAATCAGCATATTTTACATCTCTTTCTTCATCCCAAGCTTGAGCAAGAACTGATGAACCTGATAAGTCCATAGGAACTTCAGATCCATCAGTTTGAGTTGACTTAAAAGTATATTGCTCTTTCCAATCCGAGCCTCTTTGTAATATGAAATTTCGTAAGGCTGGATTGATTGCCATAACTATTCTTCTGATGGGGGTGCTTCGTTTGGAGCGTCTTCTACAGAAGGCTCAATTTTATTATAAGCCAAGATCTCGCCATTGATAGCATCAACTTGTTTTTCTATTTGTTTTTTTTCAATTTGGATTTGTCTTTCAGCATTTTCAAGCTCTTGAAATCTTTTAACAAGTTCTTGGCCTTTAGCTTGTGCCTCTGCTCTTAGATCAGAAATTTGTGACATAAATAAATTTGTGTATGTTTTTTATTATATCAAAATCCTACTAATTAGCTACTTCTGTCCAATTAATTTTATAAACCTTACCATTTCGTTCATTTTTTATAAACAAATCATTTTCTCCCTCTTGAATTGTGTAGTCTCCCCAGGTTCCGTCAACGTCATTAGCTCCACCTTTATTAGATAGTTTAAGGTCATTAACATATAAGTTTTGCCATCTAGCACTTGTTGATCCTAAATCTCTATTACCAGATGGGATTACATTTAAGTTAAAACTGAAAGTAGATCCATCACAATCTATTCTTCCAGCATGATCTGCTGTTGAATTATCAGCAGTATGAAAATCTATATAACGACCAGCTTCTAATACTCCAGAAGCATCTACAAAAGGAACAACACCCCATCTATTTCCAGAAGAAGATGCTGCAAGTCCATTCAATTGCGTGGAATTAGTTGCAGTTGCAGCATTACCTGATGTGTCTTGGTTACCCGCAATATTAACCCCTGGTAGATTTATAGCTGATGAGCCGTTAAAACTTACTCCTCCAATATTTCTAGCTGTAGCAAGAGTTGTGGCAGTTCCAGCGTTTCCTGTAATACTTCCTGTAATTGTTCCAGTTACCTCTAAAGCACCATTAACTTTTGCTGCTGTTTTTATATCAAATAAAGAACTACTTGATATAAGGTAAGTTGATGATCCAGCCCTGTTTCTTAAATTATGTACATCTGCATCTATAAATGAATCATTAGCATCTGTACCAAAACGTGCGTAGCCGTCATTATTTTCTACTCTTATAAAAACACCACCATTTATTGCTTGTTTAATATGTAATCTGTCATCAGGAGTTATAAATGTACCAATAACAACGTCACCGTCATCATGGATAACCATTCTAACATTATCACTTGTAATAAATTTCATATCTGCTGCTTCATTAGCCTCAATTATGAAATTTCCAGTTCCTCTATGAATTAATGATGTACTTGAATTAGCACCAGTATTACCTCTAATAATCCTAAAACCGTAATCTGTATAAGTGCCGTCACCAACTAAATCAATATAAGCATTTCTGTTGCCTGACCCGCCTCTTCCAATCTCTACAATACTATCATTTGTACCATTTTGTATTCTTAAATCTCCATAAATGTCAAGTGTGTAGGCAGGGTCAACTGTGCCAATACCAACCTGACCGTTGCTTTCTATTGTTAATCTATCAGTACTATTTGTTGTAAATCTAATCTCATTAGCTGCTGGTAAATATACTCCATTAGCTGGTGCTGTTGATCCTGTAACATTTAATCTTGAACCTTGAATTTGACCTGTAGCAGATAAGTTTCCAGTTATTGATGCTCCACCTGTGGCAGTTAAAGCTCCTGTTTCTATATTGACAAACTTGTGAGTTCCGCTTGCACCTTCTAATCTTTCAAAAGCATTATTAGCTGCGTTACGTCTTTCAAAATAACCATTAGATGCGTTCCATCTAACTGCCCTTACTGGATAAGTACCTGTAAATGTTGACCCACTAGAAAATAAAGACGATATATCATCATCTCTACCTTTTAATTCGGTAATAAAATTTGTATATGTGCTTGTTAAAGCTGGTTTTGTAAAGTCGGCCATTTAAACTCCTCTTACAGTAAAGTCTACAGTTCCAGCAACACCGTTGCCACTATCGTCAAACAAAAATACTTTAAAACCGTTTTGTGGATTTGCAGTATCTAGAAAATCATAAATAGCATACTTAGCATTAGTGTTTGATGGAGTTCCTTGTATTGTTAATTGTATTGAATCAACATCAAGAAAAGTCTCTGCAAATGTAACTTGTTTACCAGAACCTTGAGATTCTGATGCAGTTACATCTACTCTACCTTGATCTGTTTTACGTTTTAAAAATGTTTTAACACGAATACTATTAACTTTAATTAAATCATCATTATTAGCACCAGCGAATGAATATTGAATTTTTATATATCTAAAATTTTGACCTATTACATTAGCATTACCAGACCCTTTAGAAGTGTAAGTAACATTATCAGGTGATGTAAATATATGAGGAGTAATAGTTAGCCCTGATCCAATTGTTTCAGAAGCTACTAATCCAATACTGGATTCAATTCTTGTTGAAAGTATTGTAGCTCCTGTGTCTATGATCTCTTCGTAACTACCTGAGTTCTCACTAGGTAAAGCATAAGTAGTGGTGCTACCATAAACACCAAAAGTCCTAGACGTATCATTGTTATTTGGGTCAAAATGTTGCCTCCAAGTTCTTGATGTATTTATACAAAAGAATAACCCGCCATCATCAACAAATCCATTTACTATTGTGCCATTAAATGTACTTGCAAAATCTTGTGTTAACACAAAATCAGGAGGTTGATTAACTTCTGCTACAACAGAATTTTGCGTTCCTTCATTTCCAGCAGTATTAACTGGTTTTAAAATATATTCAAATTGACCACCTACTTGTTCAAAAACTGTTGTAAAAGTTCCTAATTTTTGTCCAACTAAAGTACTTAAATTATTTCTATATACGTTGTAATGTTTTATTGGTAATTGGTTTACACCGACAGCACTTTCTGTCCATCTTAATAACACGTTGTTATCAATAACTTCATCACTTAAGTTTGTTACAGCAGACGGTACAGCAACAGTAAAATCTACGTCTTGTAAATTACCATCATTTCCATTCACATCAACTGCTCTTACAAAATATCTTTGTGTTGCATTTGTCCATGTAACTTCTTCAGTAACAGATGTACCATTTTGTTGAAAATCAGCAGTACCCACAGATGTAGCACCCGCATTTTCTCTGTAAATTTTATAAAAAGCTATTGGCAATCCATTTACCTTACCGCTAACAGTTGGCAAAGAAACCTCATCCCAACTTACAAAAGCACTTGCCCCCTTAATAACAGCAGTTAAATTATTAGGTGCTGGGGATGGGCTTACTGATACGTCAGGATAATTAGAAATTCCAGTACGACCAATATTTCCAATAGTACCGTTTGCATCCCTAGCTGCTACAAAAAAACGTCTTGATGTAGTTGTATTAAGAACACTATGATCAACGTCTAGCAAATAACTTTCAGAATTTATAACATCTACGTCAACAGCAACTCCAAAATCAGTATTGTTTGTAGGACTTGCTTTAATAATATAATCCTTAATTTTTGTAGCACCCTCTGTAGGTTTCGCCCAAGTAAGTCTTATTTTTGATCCCTCGTAAACGTATGTAATATTTGGTGCTGCTGCTTTAGCAAATACTGCGGTAAGAGTTGTATCACTACTTTCTTTACCAGTTATATCTCTAGCTTTTACTTTAAATATTTGATCTGTTGACCATGTAACAGGCAAAGTAAAAGTTAATGAATTTGTTGTAGCTATTACTGTTGTTCCTTGCTTTATTTCATATTCAGCTATAGCAAATCTGTTGCCGTTAATAACAGAAGCATTCCAATTTAAAATATAATTATCGTCTTGATAAGATCCAGTTAAAGACGTAGGAGCGTTTGGATTATCAAAAGTAATAGCTGTTGTTCTTGCAAGTTCACTTTCATTACCATCATCATCAACAGCTTTTATTGAATATGTTTGGCTTGCATTACCGCTAGACGGCAATGTTGGTACAACAACAGAGGTTGCTTTATATTCTCCTAAAAGATTACCACTTCCATAAGTTCCCTCATATATGATGTAACCTCTTATATCTAAATCAGCAAAGTTAGGATGCTGTGGAGCTATAGCTGTCCATGACAAAACTACTCCTAAATTTGGATCTAATGAAGCTGCAAAATCAGAATTAACTTGTGATGGTTTTGCGTTTTTACCTACTACTTCAAAAGCGGTTTTAGTTAAAGGTGAACTAGATTTTTTACCTGATGCACTAATGCTTCTAACTTCAAAATCAAAAAATGATTTACCACTCGAACTACTTACAGCAATATCATCAATAGTAAAACTTGGATTTTGTACTTGTACAGTTTGAAAACCACTTGAATCTTTTTGATACCTAAGTTCATATCTATTAACTCCACTAACAGGTTTCCATGCTAATAAAACCCTTACCTTGACTTGAGTTCTGTATTTATATAACTGTTCAATTGGATATGTAAAACCACCTGTAACTGGACTAACTGTGCCATCAGATAATATCTCAGTATCTGAAGCCCAATCACTAGGACTAGCTGGTATTAAATCAAGATTAGTAACATCTCTATGCTTTATGGTTTCTAACGCTTCTACTGCTGCATATTTAGATTCGTTATGCAAAACAGCAGTTACACCATATGTAAAATCATCACTCTCTTCTACAGATATAACTTTATATAGCTGTGATTGTATTGCTGCACTTGTACCAGTTGTTTCTATTATCCAAAATGATCCCACATTTGGGTCTGTATTTTGAAATGTATCAGTATAAACAGGATTTGGTTGTCTTGTATTATCTAAAAAAGGTTTATTACCACTACTATCGTTTACTTTTTTTTCAAATCTATTAACTACAGTAATTTTTTTATTGGTAGTATCAATTGTTGTTATTGTTTTTTTACTTATTTGTCCATCAGGTAAAATTACTGATAACATACCTCCCAACCCACCAGTTAAAACTGGAAGATCAACTATATTATCTATTCCAATAACACTATTACCATTAATTGTTTCAATCGATGTAATCTGACCGCCTCTTCTAACTCCAGATTTTACAGGATCTTGAATTTCAATAATTTGACCAGGTGTTATTAAAGATCCAGCTTGTATAGTTGTCGTGAACGAAACTATATCTGTTTCTGTTGCAAGAGTAGTTAAAAACCATTTTGCAAGTCTTCTAGCTTGATGCCTTGAAGTAACTCCAAAACTATCAATTGTTTTAGTAACTGCACCGTACTTAAGAACAGCATCATTATCAATTACTTGCTCATATGCTGAATCTCTTAATTCAATATCGAAATATTTAACAACTATAACTGTTGCTCTTGTCTTTGATCCACTACCAGAATAAGAAAATCCATCTTCAGTAACATTAGCTTTAGTGAATAAAAACGATGGATCTATTCCAGCTTTATCTTGTATTAGGCTTATACTACCTGACACATATAAAGGCATAGCTCTAAAAACTGAACATAAACTATTTACAACTTTAAAAACATCTTGTCTGGTCTGTATATTTACATTTAAACTAAATCTTGGTTCTGTAATTGTAGTAACTACTCCACTACCTAACCTATCTTTAAAAGTTACAAGTTCTGAAGAATATACAGATGCTGCATAAAAACTATAAACATCTAACTGACTAGCACTTATAAAATCTCCACAGCCATATCGCTGACTTGTTAAAAGATCAAATAAACACCAAGCTGGGTCTGTTGTCCATTGTGCTGCTCCAAGTGTTCCGTTAAAGACATAGTTTGATGGATATATTATTCTGCCGTTGTCTGGATCAACTGTCACACCATTTGGAATTTTTACTTTTATTCCTTTTATTAGATAAGACCTTTTAGGAACTGAATTAAATTGTTCCGCATCTATTCTTAACCCAAGAACAGCAGAGTTAGGATAGTTAAATCTTTGACCAAAAGTAACAGTTCCAGTTACGTTTGCATCTTCTGTATGTTCAGCTTTGATTACAGTAGGTGAGACAACTGTATTAACAACCATGCTGATATTAGTACTATTATTAAATTCACAACCGATACTGTCTCCTACTTCTAATAAATGATCTGTTGATGAAGTGATAGTTACTATTTTCCCTGCTGCACTACTGCCATTGTTATGTGTATATGTACCAGACAAATCAGATGCTTGATGTTTAATTAACGTATGAGAGGTAACATAAAATTTACTGACATGACTAATAAATCCATCATTGTCATTCATAAAAGTTGTATCTGAAGCTGAAGTTCTTATAACTTTAAATCTTACTGGAAAAGTATCTGTACTTATATCAAAAACATATTGCTTTTGATAAAGATCAGCAGTTCTACCTTTAATTGTTTGATCTACTGTTCCATTAATAGAAAAATCTTGAAAAGCACCATTACCTGTTGATTTTTGAAATTTAAATTTAAATTCTGTTCCTTCTGTATCTCCATTATTTTTGATTTTTTGTAATTGAGGAACACTAAACAAAAATAAAACTTGATCTGTACTAGCATCAGTAATATTAAATTGTTGACCTGTTGCATCAATTTCTACTCCTGATTGAGTGTTATTAATAATATTAGATGCTTTTTCAAAGCCTGGTAAAACTGGTTGATTAGCTGTTCCATGCTCAACTCGTACAATAACATCATCAAAATTAACAGTACCATCTGCATTCTTTAGTGGAGTATTGTCTAAAAATATTGAGCGCATAAAAGAGTCTGTTGCCCCTGAGATTGGATTAACAAATCCATCATCAACTAAACCAGCTATTTCTCCTTCGCTTATAAGATCTACAATATGTCCAAAGGATCTACTATTTAAAGAATCTGGATCAGTAGAAGGAGTTCGTGAACCACCTCCACCGCCTTTACCGCCACCACCAGAACCAGCAATAAATTTATCCATTATGCCTCTATATCATTAGTTTCGATTTTTGTTGAAATTGGAATTGAACCAACCAAAGTTTTTCCATATACCACAGGAATTGCAGTTCCAGCCCTGGTAGTCTGTTGCACCCCACTAAATGAAAAAGACTTTACAGGATCTGTTTCATCATCAGGCAATTCTGGTGTAGGAGTCAACAGCCCTGCAACACCACTTAAAACTAATAACATACCAATCTTGCCAGACAAAGCAAACCATGATATGCCTGATTTTGTTAATACAGGTGCTTTTAAAAACTCTCCAAAAGTTAAACCTCCAGAAAACAAAAATCCTAGACCTATTAAAGCAACTCCAGCTATTATTTTACCTACGTTACCAGCACCAATAACAACTGGTATTATTTTTATATCTAAACCACCACTAGGAAAATTAAGTAAATCCTCATCAATATTATGTTCCCCTACATAAACTTTATAAAACTGACTAGACATATGTTGTTCTAATCCAGCAAAATTTGCTTTTAAAAAACGTACTGCATCTATTGGTTGATTAATAACTGCCTCAAATTGATTTTGACCACCACAAAAATCTGCAAGTCCTCCATACACTTTTACTTTACTTAACATACCGCAACCTCTTTCCAGTACATTTTACAAGCCATTCCCCATAAAAATCTTTTGAACTTAGTCTACCTTCTATATGATGCAATACCATCTGTTGTGGCAATAAAAATATACCAACATGATTTAAACCTTGACTATTAATAGAAAACAATAAACTATCACCATTTTCTAATTCCTCGTTGGGTTCTAACTCTCTAAAACCTGTATCTTTAAAACATTTATCAAAATATGGATTTATACGAAAACTTTCTGGGTCAGTAGGTCTTTCCCAATCTCTTAATATTATTCCAACAGATTCATAATAATCTTTTACTAAAGTCCAACAATCATGTACTCCAAAAGCATAATGCCTACCAATTAAAGGTGCTTTATAACCTGTTGGCTCAAACTCGTGCCATTGACCTAATGCAACAGCATATATATACCAAACTTTTTTTGAATTTTCGCAAGCAGTTAAATCAGCAGAACTAGGAAATGGAGTTTGATATGGATGTGAATGAAAAATTCCAACAATAGTTCCAGAATCTTCTGCTTCTGCATAATCTATAGGATCGATAATAAAATGATCATATGTATTAATTGCTATATTTTTGCATCTCTTATATCTTTTACGACCTTTAACAACAACCACTAAACCACAAACTTCAGATGGAAACATATCCTCTGCGTGTTTTTGTGCTTCAATTCTCCAATTACTCATGGAATGATCCAACACCAGGAAACTGTCTAGGTAAAACTTGTCTTGCAGGGATTTTAAAATTAGGTAAATCCCATATCGCACTTAATTCAAACTCAACAACTTCTCTATTTTCAACAGATTTACGATCAACAATAAAAACTTGAGTTCTACTTGTAGCAGCCGTATTTGCAGTAGACTCACCGTCAAGAAACATCGCTAATGTTTCTATTCTTGTTAGTTTTGCATTTAACAAATCATTACCAGGTGTAATCTTATTTACCTCTATAAGTATTGTTGATACTGTAGATAACAAATTGCTTACTCTTAAAACTGGTCTAGCTATTGCATCATTTTGTCCACTTTTTTGATCAAATCCTTCTGCCTCAATAGGCATTGGAGTATAAGTTTTGCTGTTAAAAACAATAGATCCAGCACCAGCAGCGGTCATTCCAGAATGCCAACAATATGTAGTAGTAACACTATCTGGATTACCTGTGGCATAATGTATTCCCTCAACAAGTTCAAGTTCATATAGTTGAATTATTGCACTTGGGTCAGGTTTTTGTAATTCACTAATATATGAATCCGTCATGGCTCAAATACTTCTCTAAATACCAACTCAATATCATTTAAATCATGTGAAACCATAGTAACTGATGGATTCTGACAAACCCATTTCCCAGCCGATCCGAAAGGAGGATTCCAATCAAATGCTTTTGCACCATTATTACCCTTTGTTGGATCAGCTAAAAAATTTAATATGTTGGTAGTTACTGTGTCTGATCTATTTAAAAAAGATAAAGAAAATGTTCTTCTACTTGCATTTATTCCATTCTGTAAACGCTGCTCATATCCATCGCCCATAGCAACAGTAATAATATTATTTTCAACTGTTAATTTTGGAGAATAACTTGGCGATACATCAGAGCCAACACCAGAAGAATCAAAAGTTGCCATTACGAATAAAGAATGCCACCTGGCCGTTTTTGCTTGATTAATTCTGCTTCTACAGCAGTACCTATCATCTTACCAAGTTGATTTGCTTTCATTGTATTACCTTGAGCAGAAGTTCCACCAGCATTTACAGAAACATTAACAACAGTACCTCCTCCTCCAGAAGATTCAACTCCAAGTTTTCCACCTTTACCACGTTTAAGTGGCATAATCGCTTCTGGCGAACCAGCTTCAGCCATCAAACCAACACCTCCCCGCGCCAAGGGAAATACGGATGGACGTTTAACAACGCCCCCATAGCTGAAAGGAACAACTTTATTTTTGGCAAAAACATTTCCTTTAGCACTCTTTGTTACTTCACCACCCTCAACAACACCACCATCTCCTAAACCGAGTGCTTTTTTAAATGGATCGAATATAAGTTGGAATAATAATGCTTTTAGTATCATTCTTTGTAAGTCTTGTAAAATTGATCGTGCTAAATCTCCAAACGAAGCTTTTCCTGTAACCATTAAATCAACAAAAGAATCTGCTAAACGATCAACAGCACCAATTGCATATTGCCCTATGTTTGTTCCTAAATCAGTAACTGAATCATAAAGTTCTTTAAATGATTCTTTAAAATTAAATGTTTCATTTTTTGCATTTTTTAAAGCTTCTTTAACATAATCAATATTAATTCCTAATTGTTCTGATATTCTTAAAGCCTCTTGATCTAATTTTATTTGATCAAATTTTTCTTGTGTAATCTGACCTGATAATAATTGAAAATCTAGAAATGCATTATATTGTTCATTTTCTGCTTTTTCTTCTTCATCTCTTAATTTTTGAGTGAAATCTAATCTTTTTTGTAAATTTTTTATATATTTATCATCATCTCCAGTAGGACTCATAAAATTAGTTAAATCATTTGCAGTAACAGGTGCTTTCATTATTCCTTCTTCAAACGCATAACCTTTTAAATTATCTCTAAACATTTCACTAACTAATTTTCTGTATAAATCCATATCTATTGGTTTCTGCTTTCCAATACTTAGTGAGTGTACATTTCCTTGTTTATAATCTTCCTCAGTAAATACTCCAGCTCTTAATTGTGCAATTTTAAAAGCTTGTTTTTCAGCATCTCGTAAAGCTTTATTAGCTACTGATCCAGCAACATTTTTACCTTCTTCTAATTGGATCATTTTTAAAATATTTCTAGTTTCTAATGCTGCGTTCAGCATATTTACCATACCAGTAATAATATCTTGGAAACCAGCTCCAATTGGTTGAAAGAACTCTCCAAAACTTAGTTTTAATTTATCTAGTGCTACTTGCATTCTTTGACCAGCGTCAGCAGTAGAATTTGCCATTTCTCTAGCAGCACTAGCATGATCGGTACTCAACTTAACAACAAATTTCATAACATCATTTAATCCAACAGTTCCATCTCGTAAGTCTTTCTGTAACTGAGGTAATGTTCTACCTGTTGCTTGTGCAAATTTAACCACGGCGCCTGGTAAGCGTTCACCGAGCTGGCCTTGTAATTCTTCTGCCGACACCTTACCTTTACCAAAAATCTGCGACATCGCTCGAATAGCAGATTTAACATCTTCTGCATCTCCACCTGTAGCTTTAATAGCCTCAGATACACCTCTAAATACTAATTCTGCATCACTAACACTTCCTCCAGCACCAATAACAGATGCAGATAAAGTTGTAAATTGCTTAGTTGCATTTGCGATAGGAACATTCAAACCGTCAGATACAGAAGCAATAACTCTTTGTGCTTTTGCAAATTCTTCTTGAGTTTTAGTGACACCTTTTAATGCAACTTCTAGCCTTTTTATATTTCCAGCAAATACAGCAGCACTTTGAGCAGCACCACTAAAATCCATCCCTGCACCTAAAACAGCACCTATTGCTGCTCCTTTTGCACCACCAAATTGTAAACCAGATAAAGCTAATTGAGATGTTCTACCTGGTAAAACTTGAGATGCAATAAGACTTCCAAACCCACTACCAATCTTTCCTCCAATCCCACCACTTTTTTTACTTGTTAAATTAAATTTATTTATTTGTTCTCTTGTTCTATTTATTTCATTACCTAAACTCCTAAAACTTCTAGAATTTACATTAGTGATATTTCTAATTGCTGTTAAAGCTCGTTCTTTTTGTCTTAAAGATGCAATTGTTTGCGTAGATGATTTTTTAACAAATTGAATACTCCGACCTAAAGCTTGTACTTGTCTAGTTGTTTTAGGTGCAACTGATTTTTCAAAGTTTTTTAAAGTTCGTTCTAAACCAGTAAGATCTTTTAAACCTTCAACATCAAGTTTTATCGTAAATTTTTCAACTTGTTTAGCCACTATTTTTTCTCCTTATTCATTTCGGCTAAAGCAGTTGCTTCCATTAGTTGTAGACCTTCAAACATTTCTTGTCGGTTATCTATATTGTATACGTCAAATAGTCCTCCGTTAAGTAGGAGAACTTCATATTTTAATCCTACCGCACCTCCAAAGGACATATTCCATTGTGTTTGTATTCTTAAAAACATCATAACAATTTCCCAATTATCTTCAAACACTTCAAAATCTTTCTTGACATCTGGCTGCTTCTTTAATTTAATACCAAATGCTTTTGCATCATCCTCGGTATTATCAATTAATTCTGTGCTACCCGAAGCCCAGTATTTGGCAGCATCGACTAGTTTCCCGCTTGAGAATTTCCATAAAATCCTCTAAAAGCATCTAAAACACCTTTAACGAAATCTACATCCTCACTAAATTCTTTTAAAACTGTCTTACTAAAATTAATAGGAGTACCATCTTCTTCATTAATATCCTCCCAACCAACTAAAATTTTTTGCAATGCAGAAAATTCATCTTCATTATCAAAATTATCTAATTCAGATCTTTTTAATCTTTTAAATTTGCCAATAAATTTGTCAACATCAAATTCTCCAGGTGTATCTAATGAAGGACGTTTAACCTCTACAGGCCAGGGATAAATATTTCCCTTCTTTCTGACAAATGCCATAAACAGTAAATAATATATATACTTCTATACTTTAGCTAGGAAGTCAATGTTTATGTATAAATTAAGCTAAATTCATCTCCTTCTGCTGCTGTTGATGATGCACTTGGTACGAGTGTAAAAGGTATATCTAGCATGACAACACCTTGCATATCACTATAAGCAACATCGCCTATATCAACTCTAGAAGAAGTAAATTGAACTTTATTACCAGCAGTTGTTCCATGTAAAAATTGTAAATTTCCTAAAGAACCTTCTGCAAGTGCAGCAGCAAAATAATCCTTAGTGCCTAAAGCAACAGCTTCTATTGAAACAGAACCGCTTGCAGCCCTATCAGTTATAAGTACTTCTTTAGCGGAAGAAGCTCCAACAAGTTCTCTATACTCAACAGTATTTCCTAAATCCATTGTTACAGATTGTAATAACCCTGCATAACTTAGTAGTTGAAAACCTGTTGTATTTCCGTTTTTAAATATTAATGGTGACGCTTGATCGCCATATGTGATTGTTGGAAGTGCAGAATCTGTTGGGGCTACATACTCTCCAGTAAACGTAAAATCAATCCGTGGGATTGCTCCTACCTCGGCTGCAATTGAAAATGTACCTCGGCAATTAATTGCCTTATGAAGGACACCATCTACGTTGTAATGGATAGTAACTGTCTCAATACCTGTAGACATTGGCTTGTAAGTAACAGAAGTTCCAGAAGCAATTGTTTCCTTCATGCCACAGGCTTCTAAGGCTTTTGAATATCGAGGGGCAGTTCCAGCTGTGCCTGATCCAGCAAGTTCCACAGAAAATGTACATTCAACCTTTGTGTTTGCTAATAACTGCTCACTAGCACCAAAATAAGGTCTAACAACATCTCTATTTACTACATCACTTGATTGTGGTGTGATACTCAAATCAATAACTTGTACTGCGTCAGTAGCTCCAACAGTTGCTTCTGAAGTACCAGATTCAGTTTCGATAAGAATAACTCTTTTTCTTTGCAATAATGCCATTGGAGTTTTATCTAGCGTTCATTTAATATATTAGTCCAACAAGGTTGTTAGGTTGAAAGATTGTCATAAGAACTTCTATAATCTATTTCAAATTCTACAGATACAATCCCTGCGGGTTCATCTGCTTCTAATATTTCAAAGTTAGTTACTGAAGGTCTTATATCAATTGCCAAACCTCCAATAGTAGGATCAGTTAATAATTTTGTATACAAACTATTCACAGTAGGATCTGCAACTTTATCTGGTATTTTTCCTCTTACAATTACAGATACTCTTACCCTAAATTCCCATGTAATCTTACTGAAAATAGTATCTGTTTCCCTGGGATTATCACTAACAGGTTCTAGTATGATTGCTGGAGTAGCTGCTTTGGTTAATGCTTCGGGGCGACTTCTATATATTCTTGTTGATACTCCTGTAGTACCTGTAAGCTTTGTTTTTAACGCAGCTAATATCTGTTCTCTTTTTGTTGCCATATCAAGTGCTTTCTTTACTTAATGACACTATACACATACTACCGTCATCAATCTTTCTAACACTTCTTACCGTATAATCTTCATCGTTAACAACTATTTTATCTTCATATTCAACTAACCCAAAATCACTTGTTTTTCCTGTTAATTCATAATCAGTTGATACCACAACTCCATCAGCTATCATTTCATCAGGCTGATCCAAAAAAGCTATATACTCTGCATTATCGTAGATAACAGAGTCTCTAAAATCTATGAAAAATGTATCTAAATCTTCTGTAAAAGGCATGAAAAAAAGCCCCAGTTAAGGGGCAATAAATTTAACCGTACTTCTTAAGACCTAATCCTGTTACAGATAGATCAAATGTAGGAGAAGATCCACCAATAGTGAACTTAACTCTTACATATCTTTTGCATTCATCAGAACTAATAGATAGTTTTTGTGATGATGCACTTCCAGTTACTTGAGTAAACGCTGCTCCAGACAATGCAGCAAAAGTTGAATTGTCAGCAGAATCTTCAATAGTTACATCTAGTGTTGGAGATGATCCACCACCAGCAGCAGAATCAAGAATAAAAAGGATATCTCCTTCGTAATCTTTTAAATCGATACCAGTACCTTGACCAGTAGCAGTTTTAGTAGAAGTACCAAGACCTGTTAATAGATCTAGTCTTTCTAAGTTAACTCGGTTGTAGCCCATGTTAATCGTCCTTAACAACAGTTTTAGGTTTAGGTTTAGGCTTTGCTTTTGTTGTTGCCTTAACAACAGGGATTACAGCCTTACCGCTGCCTATAAGCGATCTAGCTAAATCTTGATCTACATCAATGGTTGTGCCAGAGTCCTTATGGACTCCAGCTATCAACACACCTCTTATAAGTTCTACTTTCATATTAAGTAGCGAAACAGAAAGCTCCAGCTTGACGGATAGCGTAATCGATATCTTGTAAAGCAATGATTCTAACTGTTCCAGCAGTTGCACCAGCATATGGGTCAACTGTTAGATCTAAACCAGACCACATACCAACGATAAACTGACTAAAGTCTCCGAAGATTGCGTCATTGTTAGCTAATTGGTTAGAAACAATAGCGTCATAACCATTAATTTGGTTATTGTCGAATACAAACATACCTGTGTTTGAAGCTTTTTCTGTTGACTTCAAAGCACCTCTTGCAGAAGCATTAATGAGATACTTCATAGAACCGCCTTCAGCATTAGCAACAGCTACATCTGTTTCCATTCCGATGTACTCAGCAAAAGTACCGAATGATGTTAGAGATTGAGAACCAATACCACTTGTATCTTTAAGACCTAATGGTTGGTTAGAAGAACCTGTTCCATAGATGGCTGTACGATCTAACTCAAGAGCAATCTTCTTAGCAATGTCATCTCTTACAAATGCTTCAATATCAATTGAAGATTGTAGAAGAGTTCTTCTAGTAAAGTCAGTAAATGCACCTATCGTTTTTGGTGTCATTGAAATTTGCGTAAAGCTTTGCTGACCCTCAGTTGGAGCGCCACCTTCACCTACCCAATAGGCACTGGTTGTACCGTCTTGCTTCGGAATTGAAATATTTCCTTCTAGACCAGTAAGCATAGTTACACCAGCTTCCATTATAGCCATCTTATTTCTTAAGATTTCTATAAATGAACCGCTTAGAAGCTCTGTACTAACTAGGTTTCCACCGTCAGCAGCAGTACCAACATTTAAGTCTCTTTTTAAAACTTCGTTAGGAACAATGATTCCTTTTGCTGGTCTACCATAACGCTTTGCAGCTTCATCAGAAACTTCTCTTTCAAATGTTGCAGCTTCTTGTGCTTGCTTATCTCCAGGAGAAGCTAATGCATTAATAGCTCTTAAGAAAGAGAATTGCTTAACTTCTTTCTTATCAAGAAATTCTTTGGATTGTTTTGGCTCAATCATGTCAGTAGAACGAATTGGAGTATTATTTACCTCTGCCTTGTTTTTGACAAGATCGAGGATTGCTGCTTTTGCTTCATTAGCGGATTTATTTCCTCTAATTAATGCATCTGCAATATCTTCTGCTCCATACTGTTTGTACTCACGACATAAAGTTGTGATCTCAGCAGTACGAGCATTATTTTCGTCAATAGCACGTTTTACTTCGGCATTGACATCGATTTCAACGGCTGGAGCCGTATCCACCGCAGTTTCTTTAGTAGATTCTTCCATAGTGCGAACCGTGGGTGATGCGGGTTCAACCGCAGAATTTATCTCCTCGATAGGAGACTTATCTTCCATACTAATACTATTACCTTGTGAGGGTTCTATCAAACTTCTTCCAAAACCCACAGAATTGTCCGCTGGAATCGTTGCCAGGCTAACTTCGTGCGGAATCCATGATACTGCTCGTAGACCATCATCCATTTCCTCAAATTTTTCGATTGAATAACCAAACGAAATTCCACGATAAATACCGTCTTTAACGTCATCTAAGACTTCAGAAGCGAATTTAGAGCGAGAGAAGCGAATTTTAGCGTATCCACGCTTATCAGAAGAATCTATATATGCAGATTCCACTACTCCTAAAACACGATTAGGATCATGGTTGTAGAGAAACGGAGCGCCATCATTTAGTCGTGCTAAATCTGCACTTCCATCTTCGTGGCTTAACACTTCGTTACCAAATACCCTCTTTACTGGGGCTTCTGATGAGAAAGGAAACTCAAATGTTCTTGATTTCACATTTTTGAAATCAGTAACTTCTTTTCTTTCAAACTTATCGGTTGCATCAATCATTCTGATTGGAGCAATTTTTGTAAGTGTTGAAAACTTGTGTCCTACTTTTCTGTCAGTAGCCTCACCATTTCTATATAAAGTAATTAGTGCCGCTGGATCATCAGCTGTACCTGTAATCGTAAATGACGAATCTGGTACGTCAATTGATCCATCTCTTACGATCCTAGTGATTTTACCTCTTGCAGTACCACCACTAGAATTCCAAGAAACAAAGTCACCAGTTTTTAAGGCATCTGGTGCTGCTCTTTCTTCTGTCTGTTCAGACATAGTGCGCTCCCTTGCTTTTTTGATTGCATTAGATTTTGACCTAGCCCAAGTCTGACCAGAATCTGACCCCCAAGCTGACCAGGCCACCCTGCCTTTTGAAGGGTAGCCCTCCTCGCCTGAGTTAAATCCTTTGCCTTGTTTGTCAACTTCATGTCGAGCAAACCATGCATTCATTGTAATAACTGTATCAGGGGATAGCTCATTTCCACTTAATATTTGTGTAGCTCTTCTTGCAGCATCATCAGTTCCCCCTGCTCTACCTTCTTTTTTCCATTTTCTATATTGCTTGGCAGCACTTCTCATTGCCTCTGTAGGCATAAGATTAATTTCTGTTCCGTTTACATTTGCCATTTACTTTTTACTCCTTTTACTAGTTTTTGATCTTTCTGGTTGAGGTGGAGTGTTAGGAGATAAATCAAGTTCCATTTGACCCATTTCTACCTCTAAATCTAAATCCTTATCTAATGTAACTCCTAACCCTTTAGCGACTTCTTGTTCTCTTGCTATTTCTGCAACAATATCGTCATAATCTCCACCACCGTTCATTGATATAACTTGTGACTTAGTCATATATCCAGCCTGTTCAGCCTCTCTATATGCTTTTATTTCTTTTAAAGGATCAACATAATGTTGTGTAGGAGGAGTCCATCTTGGTTTGCAATATCTATCAGAATTAGTTGCATAATCTGGTAAATCTAAATCTCCTACTAACACAGACAAACCTAACCATTCTTTAAATACTCGATAATGAAAGTTTTCAATAATATATTGCTGACAGAATTTCCAATGTTCTCTGTCTTCTAACAAGCTGAGTCTTGAACTAGAATAGTTTGTTTCGCTGAAATCTTTACTAATAGTTTCATAGCTACACCCAATTCCAGACGCAAAACGTCTAATTTTGTTTTTTACAAACATCTCATATTGTTGAGATGGATAATCAACATCAGGAACAGTAACGCTTTCATTCGGTGCTAGATATCTAAAACTTCCAGGTTGAAAATCTTGTACTCTTTCATTTGCAACAACATCATCTCCAATAAGTTCTCCACCATTATTTGTAATAAAACCTTGAATACTTGCTCCAGCTCGCGCTCGAATTACCGCTGCTTCTTCGTAGCCTTGCAATTGGTGCATATCTTCCATTACAGGATGAAACCAAGGCACACCTCTGTTTTGACCTGGTCTTTCTGGTAAAAATAAATGGATAATATCTTCTGCGGGTAAAATTAAATTTTTCTTTTGCTTTCCTTGGTTAGTTAGATAATATGCATCTCCAGGGTGTCGTGACATTATCGAATATCTGACAGGCCGACCCCAGCTATCGACTTCAACTCCATTTCTCCACTCATTAGCTTTTGCTAATGTATCGCCACTATATTCTTCATCCAATAAATCACTTTCAATTATTTGTAATGCAATTGGTACTCTTGAATCTCCAAACGGTTTTCTGACAATCCTAAATAATGCTTCTCCACTTTCTGGTAATGCTCCAGCTAATAACCACTCAAATTGATGAAAGCTATGACGACCAGCACAATCGCAGTTATATGCTTTAGTCCATTTTGCCCATTTTTCTTCTATTTCTTTGTTTTTTCTTTCATCTCTTTTACCTCCTCGTTGTTGTGTAACTAAAGATTGAAACTTCATACCAGTCCCAACAATATTTAACTGTGTTGTTCTTTTTACCTGTTTTGCATATGGATTATTTCTAATTAATTCTCTTGATCTATCTCTTAATTTTCTAAGACTATTTCTAACTTCTGCATCTGCACTTAGTTGACTACTAAGCCAATCAGAATTAAGTCTGGTTACTACCGCACCTTGATAACCTCTTCTCATCTTTCCAAAAGATCTTGGAAATAATACAGCTAATGTTCTTTGAAATATATTCATTATTTAAACCTCACATATAAAGCTCGTGGATTACCAAGACCATTCGCCATAGTTTCTGCTTGTTTTTCTCGTGCCACAATAGCAGCATATTCTCCTTTTAAAACCATTAACTCAGCTAAATCATACTTTTTAGCTGATCTTGTTCCTATTTTATAATCTTGTATAGCACCACCTTTAATAATATTATCAATTGCTGTTTTTATAAGGTCTAATGTTTTTTCTGCTTCACTACGACCATCAAATGGTTTAGGGTTAGATCCTGTAAAAGCAAGACTAGGTAAAACTTCAAATGTTCCTGTACCTATCGTTTTAGATATAGCAGTACCTGTTTTACTAGCAACTGCTTGAAAAAACCAATTACCATCAACAAAATCTGCTGTAGTTGCTGCTGGAATACTAAACTGAAATCCATCACCATATGCTGAACTGGATATACTTGCACCAAACTTACTTTTATTTGTTCGCAAATAATAAATAACTGTCCAGTTTGGACTATTGATTGGATCTCCAAATACATCAGTAGTAGCTGGATCTCGCCATTCAATTAAATCGCCAGAACGTATTTTAGAAGGAAATACCACGTTTTTTTACCATTTAGACACGAAATTAGTCCTTTTAAGACTATTTTTACTCCTTGAGTCTAACTTAGCACCCTTTTTAGGTTCATCAGGATTTAATCTTTTTTCAAATTGATCAAATATCGTTCTTCTGTCATATTTTTGTAACAATCTTTGCCAAGCAGCATATGCGTATACCATTTCATCAAGGGCTTCATTTCTAGCATCACTTTTTTTAACCCACACTCTTTCTTGATAACCATGCTTATACCTAAGAACTTGTCGCTCTGCGGTTAATTCTTCAAAATAATCATGTGTGATCGTTGGATAAAAATGTATATATCCTTCCCCTGGTTCTGCATCTTTTAGTCGGTTATGTAATGTTGATTTAATTACATCTACACCAACAGGAAATAATTGAACTCCTCTTTTAAGTGCTTTACCAGAAAAATTAATATCAACTTTACTTGGTTTACCTAAAGGTGGTTTTCCTTTTTGTCCCATACCTTTTATTCCTATTAATCCTAAATGAGTTCTTTCTCTTACATATTGATAAACTTCTTGGGTAAAATGACCACCAGTATCAATCGCAGCACTATCAATCTTTAACTGCTTTCCTTCTTCATTTGTATACTTACCCAACAAAACTTCATCCATCTGTTTCCATAAATCTGCTCTAGCTGGAGAACCATATATAACTTTTCTATCTATTAAATACATTTCCTCATTACGTCCTATACCCCAAACACTCATAGAAAGTCTGTCATCTTGTACGTCACATCCGAGACACAAAGTAAGAACTTCTTTTGGTGGTATGTTTTGTTCGTATTGTTCATCTGCTGCTCTCTTCATTAATCCATCTGCACCAACCTTGCTGGCATACATATCTTCCCAACAATCTCCACAAATGGTGTTAATCCACGTTTTTAACTGTTCTGGATCATTTTTACTTTGCAAAAATTCTTCGACAAGATTAGACCAACTCGCATTTGGAGAATATGAATATGCAGCCCATATATGAAAACCAACGTGTTTAGGATTACCTGGAGCAGTAGCTCTCCATTCTCCTCTTTCTATCATCCATCTTTTTTTACTATGTGGTATTAAACAACCACAACTTTCACATCCATACGCAACTGTATCTGGATCATTATCTCGCCATTTCATATTTGACCATTTCAGATATTGCATATGACCACATTCGGGACACGGAATGAAGTAGCGCATTTGGTTCGTCTGATTAAATAATCTTTCGATACGACTAAAGTCTTTAATTGTTGGTGTTGAGCCAGCTACTATCTTTCTATTCCAATAATATTCTGTTCTTCTGATACCAAGTTTTATTTGATCACCCTCAGTTCCTGCCGAGGCAGGGTAGCCATCTACCTCATCGAACAGGACAATACGTCTGGATACCCTACGAAAACCTCTAGCACTATTTGCACCAACTAAAGATAATGTCCCCCCTGGAAAGTTTTTTTGCAATAAAGTATTACTTCCATCTTTTGCTTTAGGATCACTTACTAATCCATGCAAACATTTTGTATCGCGCAACATGGGGCTGACTTCTTCTTTAGAATACCCAGTAGCATCGTCTATAGTTGGCTGAACAACCATGATAGGACAGGGATCTTGGTGGATATGATATCCAATAATATGATTTAAAATTTTAGAATATCCAACCCTCGCTGACTTCATAACTGTCACTTGCTCTACTTTCGGATCAGTTATGGCATCCATTATTCCTTTTTGATATGGAAGTGTTCTCCAACGACCACCTTCTGCTGAACTTTCTGCGGAAAGATAGGCAAAATTATCCGCCCATTGGCTCAAACTAAGCTTTTTAGGCGGTTTAAAGGCTAAATAAGCTCTTTTTTCTAGTTTTAAGAGGTTATTCATGCTGCTGATAACTCTTCTAACGCTTCACGGACAATATCATCTAAACAAGACACCGCATTTGCATCTAAATCTGGTATTCTTTGTTTTGCTTTAGCTGGAAGACCTAATAATTTGGTTCTTGCATTAGTAATGATGTCGCACCATTTATTTTCTACTTCATCCATAGGAACTAATTCTTTTTCTTTCATTTTGCGTTCAAGTTCTAATAATTCTGCTTTTAAATGTTCTGTTCTTGCTTTACTTTCTTCATATTGTGGTATTGACTCATCTGTTTTACTAAGTCGGGATCTATGGACGACTACATTATTGTCCTTAGATGTGGTTCTTACTCTTTTAAATGCAGATTTGCTATACCATTCGTCTTCTAATGTATCGCTGTTAATTACAATTTTCCCTTTGTCATCTGTCATCGCTGTAAGACGACCTTCTTTGATTGCACCGTAAACAGCTTGAATTGTTACTCCCATTTTCTCTGCTGCTTGCTTTCTGGTAATAAGAGCCATATAAAAATGTAAATTCCTTACACTTCTTACAATAGCGTAAATATTATTTCGTGGTATA